ATGGTATAACGTAGCTTTGTATATTTGCAGGGATACAGACTTAGCAAAAGACTTAGTACAAGATATGTATTTATACTTTTATGATAAAGATATAGAGGTAAATGATTTTTATGTTCAGCGTAAAATATACAGCCTTTTTATTGACTACATACGTAAACAGAACTATACGGTTGATATAGATAGTATAGATGTTAAATGTAACAACGATCCATTTAGTCCGACTGATGAGGAATACGAAATACTACTAAGATATGAGAACCTTTCATTTATAGAAAAGGAACTACTAGAAGAACATATAATATCTGGTAAATCATTTAGAGATATAAATAAAGAATACCCTTTAATAAATTACGGGTTTGCATTTAGAACTGTGAAACAAGCAAAAAACAAATTAAGAGGCGATGAGTAAAAAAATAGATAAGCGCACAAAAGAATACAAAGAGTTTATTAAAAAAAATCCACAAGGCTTAGGTGATAGAATAGCAAACTTTACATCTAAAATAGGATTAGATAAGTTAGTAGATGATGACTGTGGATGTGATGAAAGGAGAGAGAAATTAAATGACTTATTTCCTACAAGGTTTAAAGCTAGAAGATGTTTTAACGATGATGAATTGCAATGGTATGATAACTATTATAAAACCAGAACGCTTAACCTAGTTACAGCAGATGAGTTAAAGAAACTCGTTATAATGCATGAACAGATATTTAACTGGAAAGTAAATGGTTTATGCCATAACTGTTCTGGTAGTGCTAAGATTATAAAGTCAATGATTGATAGATTAGATAAAATGTATTTAAGTTATAACAAAAATCTATAGTTTAGCGTTATACTATTATATTAATTGATTAAACAAGTTTTTTCAAGTTATGGCACATGGTGGAAAAAGAGATGGCGCAGGTAGAAAACCTAAAGCAGATGAGTTAAAATTTATTGAAAGATTAGATAATGTAATTGATAGTGATGATGCCATTAAACAACTTCAAGCATTAATAAAAGATGGTAATTTTAACGCTATTAAATTATATCTGGAGTATAGATTTGGAAAACCTAAAGAAGTTGTAGAGAATATAAACCACAACTTTAATCAAGAACTTACAGACGATCAGGCTAAACAAATTGCTCAAGATTTACTAAATAAATATTAATGACTAATGAGGATAAGGTTCTTAAGTTTATGTGTGAGCAAGACCTTCTTTTTTATGCTCGTTACATATATAAAGAAAATCATAACAGAAAGTTTATAATGTCTAAACATTTTGAGGAGATAGCTAAGTTTCTTCAAGATGTTTTTGATGGCAAAATAAAACGAGGTATAATAAACATACCGCCTAGATATGGTAAAACAGAATTAGCAATTAAGATTTTTATTTCTTGGTGTCTTGCTAAAGTTCCTGTTTCTAAATTTATTCATTTATCTTATTCAGATACTTTAGCACTAGATAATTCAAGCCAAACAAAAGAGTATATTAGTTCAGATGCTTATCAAAAACTTTGGAAGATGGAACTAAAAAAAGATGCTCAATCTAAAAAGAAATGGTTTAATGAGTTTGGCGGTGGGATGTATGCTACTGCATCAGGTGGTGCTATTACAGGTTTTGGTGCTGGTGTTGATGGTGTTGATGGTTTTGCAGGTGCTATAATAATTGATGATCCGTTAAAACCTGATGATGCTTTTAGTGAGGTTGAAAGGAATAAAGTAAACCAAAGATATAATAACACAATAAGGTCAAGAACTAACACAGATGATACTCCTATAATAGTTATTATGCAAAGGCTACATGAGGACGATATGAGTGGTTTTTTATTAGATGGTGGAAGCGGTGAAGAATGGCATCATTTATGTTTACCTGCACTAGATGAATATAATAATCCTTTATTTCCTCATAAACATACATTTGAACAATTAGAAGCAATAAGGCAAGCAGATAGATATACATTTGCAGGTCAATATATGCAACAGCCCGCACCTGATGAGGGTGGTGAATGGAAAAAAGAATGGTTTGAAATAATAGATAAAAATAGTATTCCTTTAGATTCATTAAAATGGGAATTGATTATTGATGGTGCATACACTAAGAACACAGCAAACGACCCTACAGGGTATCAGGTAGGTGCTAGATATAATAATGATTACATAATATTAACTTCTGTTGATAAATACTTAGAATTACCAGAACTATTAAAAGACATACCTATTTTTATTTCATCTCTACCCGTTAGAATATCTCTAATACTTATAGAGCCTAAAGCTAGTGGTAAATCACTAAAGCAAATGATTAATAGTACTACTCATTATCCTGTTGCGGAAATAAAAACAGAATTTGTAAATAATTCTAAGATAGAAAACGTTAGAGCCTGCTCTAATTATGTAGAGGGTGGTAGAGTTAAACTAATAAAAGGCAACTGGAATGAAGCGTTTTTAAATCAAGTAGGAACATTTCCAAATGCTAAACATGATGAGCATATAGATTTAACTTGTTATGGTATAGAGCGCAATCTTTTAACTCACTTTAAGCCTGATATTAGATAAATAACAATATAAACGCTTTTACGTTATTATAATATGAAGATAGTAATACCAGAAAATATAGGAGAAATAACCTTGCAACAGTTTCAGAGATATACAGAATTGTTAAACAGGGATTTAGAACCTTATGAATTATTAAAACGAAAGATAAACATATTTACAGGTATTAAATACAATACCTTAGACAATGTAAGTCAAAAGGATTTTAAAGAGATTTCACAGCTTATTGATATAGCTTTAAACACTAAGCATGAGTTTGTAAATAAGTTTGAATTAAACGGGGTTAAATTTGGTTTTATACCAAACTTTGATAAGATAAAAGCGAAAGAGTTTGTAGATTTTTCGTTATATCCTGTTAATGAAATTGAAAACCTACATAAATTAATGGCTATTTTGTTTAGACCTATTGTAAAGGAAGATAATAAAGGTAACTATATTATAACAGATTATAGAGGTACTGAGGACTTTGCAGAGGTTATGAAGCAAATGCCTATGAGTATTGTAGATGGTGCGCTAGTTTTTTTTTACAATTTAGCGAAAGAATTGCAGGTCAGTACCCAGAAATATTTCAATCAGGAACTAGCGAGGGTGCTAAAGCCAGCAACTACTTTGTAAAATGGGGGTGGTATGCAACAGTAAAAAGAATAGCAAATTATGATGTTACTAAAATGGAATTTGTTTTAGATATGAACTTACATGAGTTTTTATATTGGATAGCAGAGGACATAGATAGAAGTAAATTAGAAGCAGAATTAAGAAAACCAAAAAGATAAATGAATCATTATAGCGAACTGTTACAATACTTTAAAACATTAGGAGAGGCTGATGTGTTTGTTAATACAATAACACAGGGGGATTTTGATAGGCTAGATTTAGATAAGTCTAATTTATTTCCTTTGCTTCATATTAACGTTACAGGGGGTAACTTTACAAATGGGCAAACATTAGTTTTAAATGTTCAAATAGGTTGTTTTGCTATTCGTGATATAAACAAAGAAATTATAGAAGATAAGTTTTGGAAACAAGATAATGAAGTAGATAACTTAAATGAAACTTTAGCGGTTCTTAACAGAATATGGACTAATTCTTATAAAGATTTTCCAGAGTTAAATATAACAGCTAGTGAAAACCCAAGTTTAGAAATATTTACTTTAGATCGAACTAATTTATTAGACGGTTGGACACTATCATTTGATGTAGAATTACCAAACACAACCCTTTCACTATGTCAGTAAAAAACGCTTTAGATAGTTTTGCTTATGATGTTATAGACGATGCAAAGAAGCGTTTACAGGCTAAAGATAAGAACGCATCTAAGAAACTATCTAATAGTTTAGATTATAGATTAAATGTATCTAAAAATAGTTTTTCTTTAGTGTTCTTAATGGAAGATTATGGGGAGTTTGTAGATAAGGGTGTAAAGGGGAAAGGAGGAAATAAATCGGATGGTAGTAAGTGGAAAACTAAAAGAGTTGTTAAAAGTCCTTTTAAATTTAGGAATAAAAAACCACCTACAAAGGTATTAGATAAATGGACTGTTTTAAGAGGTATAGCCCCACGAAATAAAAAAGGGCAATTCATATCACGTAAAAGTATTTTATATGCAATATCGAACAGCATATATCACACAGGGCTAGAAACAACTAACTTTTTTACAACGCCTTTTAATAGGGAGTTTAAAAATTTACCTGATGAATTAGTAGAAGCATTTGGATTAGAAGTAGATAATTTATTAAA